CTGAATTTGCTTTTCAATTTCCATATTCTTTTCGACTTCTTGTTTGTTAATTTTTTGTTGTCCTTCTTTAAGAGATGATAATACATTATTTTCTGTACTAAATTCTTTGCTGTTCCCTTCTTTGTTAAAGCCATTGTCTTTTTCGTTTTGTTTTATTGTCATATAATTTATATCTATTATTTTTCTTCTTCTTCTTCAACCTCATTTGGTTGATTTTGTTGCATTTGTTTTTGTCCAAATGGTTCAAAAGCTAATTGTATTCCAAATTTATCAGCAAGTTCTTTATCAGATTGTATCTGACTAAATACATCTTCAACATCACGACCATAACTCGCTTGAACGTCCTGGTGTGATAAAAAGCCATTTTCTACACCTACTTTTAATGCTTCAACTTCTTTTTTAGGATCAATCCATTGCCAACCTCTCGCTCTCCAAATAGGTTGATTAAATTTAGGAAATTTAGAAGCTGGAAGATCACTTAATAACTTGGTTAATAAAACCATTTCTAACCATTTTGAATAAACAACATCGTGAAAGTTTCTAGTAATCTTATATTGTTCACATTGCCAATAATTTCTTTCTTCTAATGCACCTTGTCGAATACTTGAATAATTAACGCTCTCTAAATCGTTTGCAAGTGTATTATAACTAACATTCAAACTACTTGCGATGGATCGTATAATGGATTTAGTAAAATCCTTAAACGCTGTCGTTGGGTGTTGTGGATCAAATGTTTGAAAATCAGTTCCAGTTGGTAATTGTTCAAATGTTCCAGGTTCAGCAGACATAACTGGATTATTAGTATTTGTTTTATCTTCTCCAGTATAACTATCAGCATCAGCAGATTTAAAAAATCCCATTTTACTTGCACCTACTCTTGCCGCAACTAATTCAGCTTCCATATAACCATCTAACATTTTTAAATCTTTTAAACACGATGATAAAGGTGGAATACCTCTTGTTTGATGTGGTCTTTCCTGATGATAAAAATGAATAATCTCGTTAGCTGGTACAATATTATATTTTACACCTGGATAGGAAGAAGCACTTACATTTAAGTCATCGTTTGGGTGTCTTTTTAATAAATGATAATTGATTGGCTTACCAAACTTATTAATTTCAATTCCCATTCTAACTTCATTACCATTTGATAAAATTGTATTTAATTCTGTATCTAAAAAATCAGCTTCTACAAATTCAATAGCAATCTTATGTGGATTATCAAAATTTTTAATAATTCTAACTAAAACCTCTCCATCTCTTGCAAATGTTTCAGCAAATAATCTTTGGCAATCAACCCAACTCATTTTAGTATCAGCAGTACATTGATAACCCCATTCTTTCCAACGTCTTTCAATCATATTATTAGCAAATGAATCTAATTGACCATTTGGATCACGACTTCTGACTTGTAAATGAACTCCTTTAGCACCAATAACATTATCTACATAAACATTGATAAATCTTCTAGCGTAAGCATTATTTCTTGCTAAATCTCTTGAACGATTCCTTAAAACTCTTAAACTTTGTTTGATTTCAGTATCAGCAGACTTTGAAGTTTGAATAAAATTACTTAATAATCTATTTGTACCAGCACCAGAATAAAAAGACCTTTTGTTTTTGTTTCTTCTAAAAAAATTTCTAATTCGTTCAAGATATGTCATTAAATTGTACCTTTACTACTCTGCCTGAACCTTCATTGTTTCCAATTCTAAATTCAGCAACTTCTTGTTTATATTCTGCTCTATAATAATCTCTCCATCTTAATAATTCTTCAACAGTTAATTTATTAAGTGAACGTCCAGCTATTGAATAACTTGAAACATCTGCATCTGCTCTGTTTTCTAATATGCTCTCGATTTTTTCGAGCATAACTTTGGCATGACTACGAGTATCTCCAGTAGTTGCAAAAAAATTATCTTTAACAGTTAGTTTGCCTGAATCTATAACTAATTTTTCACTATCGCTTGTTTGAATAACTTTTAAAACCCAAAAATAATCTCCAGCAGTATAACTAGCTGTTGCTGAATCATCTAATGTAAATGTATATTCTGTTCCTGACTCTGTAACTGTTGCTGAAAATCTTGTTGAACCATCAGTTTCTAATGATGCTTCCCAAACCATTGAATGACTTGATGGTGCATAGTCAGCACCTATGTCTGTTCTTTTCCAAACGATTGTTTCTCCTTTATAAAAACTTATAGGTTCTTTTTCTGGTGTATCTGTAAATAAATTTGCCATATTAATTAATCATTCCACGATTTCACAAAATTACTATGCTTTTTATAATGTTTCAACCTATTTGGGTTGACTTTATAATCTGCTTGTGTTTGCGAACTGCTTTGTCTTTCAGAAATTTTATTCAAGTCTGCATTTAATAATGTAAAAGCTGACAACGCATACACTCTACAATCTAGTGCTTCATTTCGTGGTCGCATTAAAACCCATTCACGCCTTTTAAAACCCCTTCTATATTTTGTAACAACTTTTTCTGCTGTTAGCTGTCTGAAATATTCTTCTCCATATTTTTTTGGAAAATGACAATATCCAGCACCATAATCCTTTATCCTTAACCTCGAATATATCAATTCTTTTGCAGTATCAACGCCAATAGGAAATAAAGTTATACGTGCAATATTATTTCTTGTGGGCCTACTAATAATTGCTCGTCCTTCTCCACCTATACCCTTAATCGCAAATATTCTTCGTACATATCTTGGCTTACAAAATTGATAAACTTGATTCGTATGGTGTCCACTATCAACACAAGTAGCAACGATTTTAAGTTTAGTCTTATTAGGTAATTCGTATGTTTTAGATAATACTAAATCTAGTTCTTGCCAGATATTAAGTGCTGATGGATCGCCATAAATAGTATGATAATCAATACTCCATGTTTCTTCATTTAATCCCCAACCTAATATCTCTACTTCGATTCTATCGTCCTGAATATCAACTCCAGCAGTTAGTAATATTACTTCATCAGGAATAGTATAATCTTCACGTCTGTCATATAAACCTAAATCATCAATTCGTTCTCCTTCATCTTCCCACGTTTCTCCTAAATAGGTATTTACAAAGACTCTTAATGTTTCAGGTAATTTTTTTGCTCGTAAGAACTCTCCAACTGCTTCTTCCATTGTTACCCATACAGAATAAAGACCATTCAAACTAAAACCAACACGTCCATTAAATCTATCAGTCGCTTTCCATTGTCCTTTAGCAATATTTTTAATTCTTTCAATATCAGTCCATTTCTTTTCACAATGCACACATATATATCTAGCTGTTTCAGGTTTGTTCTTTTCCCATTGAACTTGCGACCACTTTAAAAATTGTTTCTTTCTGCATTTATGACATGGAACATAAAATAAACGCTTATCAGTATCTTCATAAGCAGATTCAATCGCACTTGCACCTTTAACAGTAGGTGTTGATGTTAAAACTAGCTTACTATCCCAAAAGGTTGCACTTCTACGTTTAGCCAACATAACAGGATCGCCTTCACTTCCAGCAGTAGGTGGGTATCTATCTATCTCATCACATAAAACAATTTTAATAGGACGAGAAGCTAACGATGCTGGAGAATTAGCACCACAAGCTGTAATGTGGCCACCATCAAATATCTTATGTAATACAGTATTGCCTGAATCTTTACTTTTAACTTCGGCAACTTTATATTTTAAAATTTCAGTATCTCTTATCATTGGTGCTAATCTATCCTGACTCCATGCTCTAGCCATTTCTAAAGTTGGGTGGACAATTAATATAGGTGCTGGTGCATAATGAATATAATAACCGATAGCATTAAGTAATATTTCTGTTTTACCTATTTGAGAACAAGACATAACAACAACTTCAGTAATAGTTGGATCATTAATACTATCCATTATTTCTTTTTGAAATATGGCTCTAGCAGTTTCAAATTTTCCAGCTTCACTACTGCTTTCAGTAGATAATAGTCTAAATTTATCTGCCCATTGACTTATTTTTAGGTGTGGCGGTGGTTTTATTAGACTCATTGTTTTTTGCCACACTTCTGTCATCGCTTGTGATCTCATAAAGTGCCTCATATAGTTTATCTTGTAATATTAATTTTATTTCGCTAATATTCTTAACAGTAGCAACAACAGGAGCAACCTTATTTGGTATTGAAAGCAATTTTTGTTTTATTTTGTGTACTAACTCTAACCAGGTGCGTTTTACTTCTTCTTTCGGTATTAATTCGCCTGTTGCCTTCATTTTTTCTATTTCTGCTATTTCTGCTTTGGCTTTAAGTAATTTATTTTTATTTTTTAATACTTCTTCAGCAGTAAAGTCGCCACCAGCTTTAGCTTTTAAAAAATCTATATATCCATGAACACTACTAACTAAATCATACTTACCACGTTCTGCTTTAG